AAGTGCTATTGATTTGGTTGGCGGTTCTGGATTTAGCATGTCTGATAGGGCTAAGGATTGGATATCAAAGAATGTTAAAAATTTCTCAGGCGTAGTAAATGAAACGACTAAGGAAAAAATAAGAAGTGCATTAATGAAAGCAGTTGAGGAGGGCGAGGGAATACCGGAGGCAAGTAAGAGAATTAAAACAGTATTTACCGAGGCTAATACTTCCAGAGCTAAGGCTATTGCCAGGACTGAAATTATACACGCTTCAAATTACGCTAGTGTGGAGGCTTGGAAACAATCTGATGTGGTAAGGGGTAAAGAATGGCTAACGGCTGCTGATGAAAGGACTTGTCCAATATGCGAGGCATTAGGTAATAAATATGGCGGTAGTGGTTGGATTGGGTTGGATGAGAAATTTAAAAATAATGATGAAATATTTGAAAATCCACCTGAACCACCGGCTCATGTTAATTGCAGGTGTGATTTAATTCCTGTATTAAAAACCAAGAATTTAATTATTAATGAAATGAAGGATCAAAAAAATGACTTTAAAAAAACGATCCAAGAAGTCAAAGAAGCTGGGAAAAAAGAACTCCAGGGAATTAGAGAAACCAAAGAAAAATTAAATCAAATAATCACCAATGATAATGGATAAAAAAGAACTGTCGGAAAAATTGAATAAGTTTTTTGGCGAGGAAAATATAAGAATAATTACACCGAAAAAGTTTTTGTCATTTGTGGAAAATGTTTTAATTGAACAATATGAGAAACTGGCTGAAGCAATAATGAGTAGAGAACCAACTAACCTTGAACCATTAGTCAATGAATTTAAGGAAAATCAAAAACTTCTTGAAAAATTGGAAGGGATTATTAAAGGAATTAAATTTCCTGAACCAAAAGAAATCAAGATTCCTGAATACCCAAAGGAAATACTACTAAAGAAACCTGATTGGTATGAAAAATTTATACCGGATGAGATAATTAAGCGTTTGGAAAAAATAGAAAAAAGCATTAGTGATTCTAATTTTGATAAGGAATTAAAATCAGCACCTTTCTATGTTAATTCTGACCGCGTTATTATTCCTGGTATTATTAATAAGGTTATTAGGGTTTATGCAATAAAACTTATAACCTCAGAAGATATGTCGGTTAATTGGCGTGATGGAGTTAATAATATTGAGGGTTCACAGTCATTTATTGCTAATGGTGGTTATACTGAGAGTATTTTACCGCCGGCTTTTCTATTTGCCATATCGCCTGGTAATAATCTGGAATTATTTGTCGATGCGAAAAAAAATGGAGTTGCCGCAGGCCGCGTAAGTTATTGGATAGAATAAAATGCTTTCGGTTATTATTCCGTCTTATAAAGACCCACTGCTTCATAAGACAGTTGAGTCTATTTTACAGAATTTTGAAGGAGACTTCGAGATTATTATTGTCCTAGATGGTTATTGGACGGAAACTTGGGCTGACCCTAGAATCCGTGTTCTACATTTAGGTAAGAATCGTGGTATGAGAGATGCTATTAACGCTGGAGTCCTTATTTCAAAAGGTGAATACATTATGCGAACAGACGAACACTGTATGTTTGCTAAAGGGTTTGACCGTATTATCACAAACGATATTAAAAACAACGAGATTGTTACTGCTAAGAGATATTTCTTAAATCCTATAGATTGGGTGGTAATGGATGAAGAACCAATAGAGTATGAAAAACTGGTAATACAGGGTGGTATGAAGTTTGCTGGAACGAGATGGCGTAGTAGAGATGAAGAACGAAAAGCTATAGCTATAGATGAGACTATGGCTATGCAAGGGAGTTGCTGGGTAATGCCAAAGAAATGGTGGGATAAAGTGATTGGTGAACTTCAAACAGAAGGTTATGGACCACTCTATCAGGACTCACACGAAATGGTATTCAAGACTTGGAAGGCTGGTGGGAAACTGATGTTAAACAAGAACACTTGGTTTGCCCATAAACATAGAAGTTTTAGTAGAACCCACAATTACGGAATTAAAGAAGCTACTCCTGGCTGGAAATATTCGTTAGATAAGTGGAAAGATTATTATAAAGAAATTAAGGAAAAATGGAAAATATGAAAATTACAATCAATCATTCAAAGGGTTTATCAAGCCATAATGCAATTTTAATTAAGGCAGTTTTAATTAGTAAGGGATCGGTTTGTGAGGTTGGGGCAGGTTTATATTCTACTCCATTGCTTCATTGGCTTTGCAGAGCAATGAAAAAAAGACTGATAACTTACGAAAATAATGAAGTATTTTATCAATTCGCCAAAAAGTTTCAAAGTAAATTACATAGAATTAGAAAAATAGAAGATTGGAATAAAATGGATTTTAAAAAACATTGGGGAGTAGTTTTTATTGATCATGCTCCTGCTAAACGGAGAGGACAAGATGTTATAAACTTTAAAAATTCGGCTGATTATATTGTGATGCACGACACTGAAGATGAAAAAAATTATGAATATAATAGAGTTTGGCCATATTTTAAATATAGATTTGACTGGAAAGAAGGTTGGCCGAATACTAGTGTTGTGAGTAATTTTTATTCTTTAGATGAATTTGGTGATGGAATATGAAGAACTTATTAATATATATAAATCCAAAAAAAAAGTTTATTAGTGAGGGTTGGAATGATGAGCCTAAAAAGTTAATTAAAATTCAGATAGACAATAGTTTGGAAATGGGATGGAAACCAGAAAATATAATGCTCGTTACAAATTTTTATTACGAATACAGGGGAATAAAATCAATAATAATTGGAGATGAAAATTATTGTTCTTTCTCAGAAAGTACACCTTCAAAGATAAACGCTATTATTACTTTATTTGAAAAAAATTTAATAGAGGATGATATTTATTGGTATCACGATTTTGATGCTTTTCAATTAGAGCCGATTGATAGAAATTTTAATAAAATTAAAATATCTTTGACAAATTATGGAATTACCAATATTAATAAAGGGCATAATAGTAGATGGTCAACAGGTAGCATTTTTTTTGGCAATAAAACAAAAGATGTGTTTGAGTGGGTTAAAACGGCAGTTTATAAATATCAGAAGAATGAGGAAGTCGCTTTACTTGCTTTGACTAGACACAATAAGCATAAAATTTTAGATAGAATAGATAAAATAAATATAACTTATAATTTTGCTACTAGGAGAAGGAATGTTGGTGAACAATATAAAATTACAGATTTACCTATTAAGGTAATTCACTTTCATCCATTTGATAAAAGACCGGTATTTTACACTAATCAAAAAAATGACAATATGGCGGTCTGCGTATATGGTAAAAATCCAATGAATAAAGTTTTAGTTTCTAAAAGGTTAATTAAAATATTTAATTATCATGGGATTAGATAAAGAACTTTCAATTTTAATTCCCGCCAGAAATGAGATGTTCTTATCAAGAACTATTCAAAGCATTCTTGAAAATATAGAAGCGGATACAGAAGTAATTGCAGTCTTAGATGGGGGGTGGGCTAAACCTGCTATACCACAAGACGATAGGGTAAATGTAATTTATCTACCAGAATCAATAGGTCAACGAGCAGCTACTAATTTAGCGTGTCGTCTTTCTAAAGCAAAATATGTAATGAAAGTAGATGCCCATTGTTCTTTTGATAAAGGATTTGATAGAAAGATGATTGCAGAAATGTACGATGACTGGACTATGGTTCCGACTATGAGGAACTTATGGGCGTATGACTGGAAGTGTTATAAATGTGGTAAAAGAGAATATCAAGATAGACTACCGGTTTGTCCTGATTGTGGAAATAAGATGAAAAGGAAAATGTTGTGGATTGGTAAAGAACGACCACAGAGTAATTCTTATTGCTTTACTCCAGAACCTAAGTTTGGATATTTTAGGGAGTTTAATAAGCGACCAGAAGGTAAAGGAGATATAACGCCAACAATGTCCTTACAAGGTTCGTGCTTTATGCTAACGAGAGATAAGTATTGGGAACTAGATATATGTGATGAAAAGTTTGGTAGCTGGGGTTCACAAGGAATCGAGACTGCAGTTAAGACTTGGTTATCAGGTGGGCAAGTAATGGTCAATAAGAAAACTTGGTATGCACACATGTTCAGGACTAAACCAAATTTCGGATTTCCTTATAAACTATCAGGTAAACAAGTTTCAAGAGCCAAGTATTACGCTAAAGATTTATTTTTTAATAAAAAGTTAGTACCGCTCATTGAAAAATTCTGGCCAATTCCTGGTTGGACACAAGAAGATTTAGATAAACTAAAATAATATGGCAATTACAGAAGAAAAATTAAAGAAGGAGCTTAAATAATGGCTGTAGTATTAGGAACAAATGCAGGCTTTGTTATTGAAGCTCCATCAGCAGACCCATCAGGAGCAGGAGGTTCTTCTGTAAAAGGAAGGTCAAATGTTGTTAAGGATACTTCACCAGTAGGAGCAACAAAAATAGTAGAAATAGGATGGTGGTCTTCAAGAACAGGAGATGACGTAAATTTTGAAGTAGGAATTTATGATGATGCAGACGGAGATGATGCAACAAATCTTTTAGATGGAACAAGCAGAACAAACGCAAAAGGCACTACTGCTGGATGGAAAAGAGTTACTGGATTAAATATAACAATAGAAGCAGAAACTCCTTATTGGATAGCACTTCAAGTAGATGCTTTGGTTCAAGAGTCTGAAGTTGATTATAGTGGCGTAGCAGGAGCAAGATATGGTTACGATGTTGGACCAACAACTTTAGAAAACCCTTATAGTGGAGGAGTGTACAGTAATTTTGTTTACGCAATTTATGCGGTATATGAAACAGGAGGAGCAGGTTCATTTTCACCTTCTCTTAGTCCAAGTTTAAGTCCATCATTATCTCCTAGCTTATCTCCTTCTATTTCTCCCTCGGTAAGTCCTAGTGTATCACTAAGTCCTAGCTTATCCCCAAGTATAAGTCCGTCTATAAGTCCTAGCGTCTCACCATCTGTTTCACTTAGCCCTTCTTTGTCCCCAAGCTTGTCTCCAAGTTTGAGTCCTTCGATTAGTCCTTCAGTTAGTCCTAGCGTAAGTTTATCACCCTCGCTTAGTCCTAGTTTGAGTCCTAGTTTAAGTCCTTCAATCTCGCCCTCTGTATCACCATCAGTATCTTTATCACCTTCTTTAAGTCCATCTTTATCTCCTAGCTTATCTCCTTCAATATCTCCTTCAGTCTCACCGAGTGTCAGTCTTTCACCGAGTTTAAGTCCTTCCTTGAGTCCGAGTTTATCTCCAAGTATATCACCTTCCGTTAGTCCATCAGTATCTCTAAGTCCTTCGCTTTCCCCAAGTCTTAGTCCAAGCATTTCACCCTCAGAGTCACCAAGCGTATCTCCCAGCGCAAGCGAATCCCCTTCGGTATCGCCATCTGTCTCTCCGTCAGAAAGTCCGTCTATTAGCCCCTCGGTAAGTCCTTCACCTTCGATTGGCGTTTCACTCTCACCTTCAATAAGTTCTTCTGTATCTCCGTCAGTATCCTTGTCTCCTAGTGTTTCACCTAGTGCTAGTCCAAGTGAACCATTGCCACAAATAACTTATCGGCCATTTATAAAACCACTGCCCATTCCAAAACGGAGGCCACCGACATTGGCGATTATGGGAGCAGGTAATCCTTACGCTTGACAAAAACAACTTAATAGTTTTATAATAAAAGCGACAATCTATCATAACTACGAAAACGAGTATGTGATTCGCAATCTAACTCGTTTATTTTTTATGATAAAAATATGGTAAAAAAAATACTTAAAGGTTATTTCAAGGGCTATAATAAAGATGTTGATTTAATTGAATTTATTGCCTCCAGTGGAGCAGAGGATAGGGAGGGGGAAATCGTTGATCCTAAGGGCTGGGATCTTAATAATATTGGTAAAAACCTGCCGCTTTTGTGGGCGCATGACGCAAGGGAATTGCCGATTGGTAAGGTAGTCCAGGCACGCATAGAGGGGGAAAATTTAATTGCAAGTGTTGAATTTGCCCATAAAATAAACAAGTTTGCCAAACAGGTCTATGAATTAGTTAAGGCCGGCTTTTTAAATGCCGTATCTGTGGGCTTTATGCCAAAGGCTTATGATGCCGAGGGCAAGATGATATCA